GTAAATTCGTAGTAATCTTTTTCGTTATTATATTTTATCGTAAACTGTGGGTCTATGTCAAGTCTTGGCACATACCCCAATTCGCACATCTCAAGTGTCTTGAGTCTCACAAGTTCTAAGCGGAGTCTACCAATAGAGGCATCATTCTTGATGATACCGTCAAAGGTAAAATTCTTAATAGGTCTGTGATATATATTCTCCACACTCTATTATAACTAGTTATCTTCAAAATCCTTATAACGATAGTAACCCTTGTCAAAGTCAACCTGAACTAGGAACTCACCCATAAAACCATTACGGTTCTTACGGAATACACACTCAAGAATGTCTGAGTTTGTGGCACGACCAAGTGCTAGAACCCAGTCAGCATCGTAGGCAATTTGGCGAGACCAAGCAGTCTGACCAAGAGTAGGCACAGTATCTAGTTTGGTAACGTCATCTGGCGTAGCAGACGAGATAGCAATAATAGGCATCTCTTCCGAAATAGCCATCAACTTAAGTTCACGAGAAAGGTTCTTCATGCGAACAGTCTCATTGTCAGACTTCTGGTTTGGTGACATCAACTGTAGGTAGTCTACGATTACTAGGTCTGGTTTGTATTGGTCAATCTTACCACGGATAACTGATGGTGTAACTTCCCCACCGTTATCATTAGAGATAATGTGGAACTCTGGTTTACCAGCAAGTTCTTTTGCATGCCAGCGTTTCAGGTCTGCAATCTCTACTTGACCATTGCTAAGTTTACGATGTGACCAAAGACCTTCACCCATGATAGCAAATACACGGTTACGAACTTCTGTCTCAGACATTTCAAGTGAAATAATTAGTGGTGACTTACCTTGCTTCCATGCTTGTACAGCCATGTATAAAGCAAACCACGACTTACCAATTCCTGGATAAGCAAGGAACACACCCAACTGTCCTGGGGTAATGCCAGCAGGAAGATAATTATCAAATCCTGGTAGTCCAGTCTTGATACCAATTGAACCTAGTTCTTGCTGTCTAGCCAAGTTTTCAAAATAAGCAACAGCAGAATCAATATCAGTAGCATCAATGTCACGGATAACTGCTGTGTTCTTCTTTAGTTCTGATGTTTTCTGGATTAGGTCTTCTAGTGCCTTGGCACCCTGACCTGCTTGAACATCTGAAGCAGTAGTTCTAAGAACATCTTTTAGACTATCATTTAGAAATTCTGCTTGTAGTTCTTCTAGGTGATACTTGGTAGCACCAACACCATCAACTGGTGTAAAGTCACGGAATTTATCTACAACCAAAGATATTGGTGGCACTGTGCCATTAGTTTCAGAATAGTTACGAATAAAATTCCAAATGTCATTATGGGTTCTTAGGATATTGTCCACATTTGCTTGTAGCAAAACGTGTACTTGTTTATCTGCTAATACAGCAGAGATTAGTTTTGATTCTGTATTATTCACTTAGCCACTCTTTCGCCTTTAGTCTACGTTCTGCACGTTCTTTATTGTCTTGTTCTAATTGCTTACGCTTGTAAACAATGTGGTCTGCATAGTTTGCAAAATATTTCCATGATGGATTTTCAGATACATCAAAATAATATTGTAGTAGGTCATAGCATTCTGGTATGCCATAGGATTCAATGAGTGCATCGGCAGCCCATTGTTCAACGTTTAAATTTAGGGAAGGCTTTTCTTGGTACTTTGCAGTATGTAGTTTACTGTAACGACTAAGCAAAGCCATACGGTCTTTGCGGTCAGCCATTATTTATTGTCAGCCTCGTCTAGGGATTCTCTGACCTTTTCAGCCAGTTTTGCTTCAACAAATGCATAGACACGTTCAAATGCATCATTTGTATTTTCTCCATCACGCTTACTATCTGATACAGATAGGTCAATACGCAGTGATTGGAAGTTGCCTAGATTAAGCGTATAGCCTAGCCCTACTGTAACCTTAGTCTCATCGTTATTCATACCCTGTGTCCTTTCAAGAACTAAATAGATTCATTCCAAATTGGCACAAATCTGCCATCTTCGGTCTTTGTATAAACCAGTATACCATCTCCCATACGCCTTGTCAACTCTTGCTTTGTAGGCGTTACATCGTTGGTTATTAGTTTATCTTTTCTTGGTCTACCGTGGTGGTAGGATGCAAGTATATCACGAATTTCTCTTACCTGTAATTCAGAATAGTAAGAACGAACCTGCCAGCCCCTCTCTCCGCCCTTTTGTGACCCCATAGGAAAGGGAATAATACCTTTTAGCATTAATGCTGGCATATACTTTTTATGCCTGTTTACAAGGCTTGCAGTCTCTCCTACAGTATATGCTCGTTGTCTATTCTTTTTAAAATCACTAACTAAACAACTTTCTATTTGGTCAAGTGTAATATTATAAACAGACATTATGCCATTAGAATTATTCATGTGATATACACGAACAAGATATCCATTTAAAAACCATACCTTTTTGCTACCTGTAATTACAGGTGCAGAGTTATACTCTTCCATAGTCATTGCAGCCATTAGACTCCAATAGCGGTAAAATTTAAACTATAGTTGGCTTTTCCAGCAACTATGCAATATGCACTATAATTAAATCCACCAGTAGTGATTGCTGAAATTGTTAGAATGAATTGAGCACTTGAAGACTCTTCAGTTACAAGTGTTGCTGTAACAATTGGAGGTTTGGAAAATGCGGAATTATTAAAAGAAACAGTTGTTGATGTTGTCTTTTCTCCAACTTTAAAAGTTTTTCCATTAGAAACAGTAGTACTAGTTATTGTTCTAGCAGACACAACAAGTTCTCCAATTCTTTTTGAGATAGAATTATTTGCTACTCCATTATCAATATAGGCATATCCAGTAGAAGCCAATTCGCTATTAATGCTTATAAGCGAATTAACTATATCATTGATATATGCTGTGTCTATTGGTTGACCAGGATTTGGTGTTGAAGGTACATTTGCCATAATTTAATTATACCACATCATAGTCTAATCATTGAAACAGATGTTGAGGATGGGCTTACTGCACCTGTTGTTATAACTGTTATTTGTGTTCCGCTTTTATCAATAACTGATACTCTACCTGTGTATGTGGTACCGCCAGTAAAATTAGTAAGACCAGTAACAGATATATCAATTGGAGAGTTGGCACTTGGAGATAGTGGAAACGCAGTAGCCAATCCAGTAATTGTTCCAATATTTCTGCTAGTAACTGTTCCAGCAACAGTAATTGATGCTGCTGGTGGACTAGCATCAAACCAAGTAATAGTGTTTGAAGTAACGTTAGTAATTGTTCTTGTTGCTAAATTGTATCCAGAAGGTGTTACTCCAGTAATTGCTACCTGTTGTCCAATACTAAAACCATGGGTTCCAGTAGTTGCTACAGTAACATAACTTCCAGAAATGCTTGCTGTTTGTACTGGAATTGGAAAACTTGCACCAACAAAAGTTCCACTAGTGCTTACCCATGTAGAGAATGAAGGTGATATTGACAATAAAATATTGATTCCACTATTATCTCCAATATTTGTAAGTTTTGGAAATGCTGAAACAGTAATTGCTGCCTGTACATACTGATAGGTATAATCAAGTGTTAAATCAAATGGTCTTTGAAAAGAAAAACTGTTAGAAGATGTTGTTCCTGCAAACGTCCAATCTGTCCATGCTGTTGATGTTTTCCAAGAAAGATAAACATCAAAATTTTTAGTTGTTGAATTAGCATTAGGTGACCAACTACACACAAAAGAGTCCGAACCCAGTCCACCTCTTGTAATTGAACTTTGCATATATAGGTCTGGGGCTGAGTCTGCATATGTGACTGCAGAACCTGGATGACCATCTACAAGAAATGGAGTACTGTATCCGCTTAAATAAGCAATGCCAGAATCGAAATCAAATGGTGTTACTCTATAAATTCTTGACCAATGAGAGTTTTTCTTTTTATCTTTAGAAACCACTCTATATCTTAATAAAACATCTCCATTATTTTGAACAGATGAAATTTCTGAAATTGGTATTTTAATTGTTCTAATATTATTATCAACCATTTATATTCCTAAAATTCCTAGCACAAGTCTATATTCGATAAGATTTGGATTATTTGGGTTTTTCAAAATTGATACTCCAGAAGTATTTCTAATTGGCACATACGAAACTAATCCATAGTTAGAACTATTTAAATTATTTTTATTAGTAAAGTTTAAACCATCTAATGCTAAAAGATAAGTGCTTAATTGTGCTCCAGAACTATCTTGAATACTTGCATATATTTTTGCACTATCAACGTTTTTCCACAAAAAACCATTTGTTTTAGTAGAATTAGTAGTATCTCCCAAAGAAACTTTTATTGTTTGATATCTATTTGTTGCACTAAGTGCTGAAGTTCTTTGTTTAAAATGATATTTTGCATTCTCTACCCCTGCATCAAACTCAATCATAATGTTTACAGATTCTATTGTTCCAAGAGTTGTTGCAGAAGCAGATTTGCTAATTAAAGAATATGCAAATACAAATTCGTCTGACGTAGAGTTAGTATCCAATGCACCCAAGTTAATACCTGAAATTGTTATATAATCATTTGTAACAGTTTCATCAACAGAACATGGCACCGTTGTTGAACTAGCCATATCAAATTTTGACAAATCTCCACCAACAATAAGACAGTCATCTAAAAATCTTGGTCTTTCCCATCTTGCAACTCTTACAGAATTAAAAAATGTATTATCTGAATTTGTTAAAACTGCTTTTGTAGAGGTCATTAGTGGTGTATCTAAATCATTAGAACTATTCCCACTATCAAGTGCTGTTTCTGTATATGTTAAAGTTGATGTTGTAGGACTTGTACCGCCAGTTTTATATTGCCAAACTTCTGCATTTCTTCCAAAGTTAAATATATTTTTACTATCTATGCCAGATGGAATTGGATTTGATATATCTGACCAAAGTCCAAGTTCTGTAATTTCATATCTATTATCTATTGGTAATTCTGCTATTAATGATATTTTGTTTATATATCCTTCTGCAGTTCCATTAGAAGCAACTGTTGTTGTTGTTGGAATTGTTATTGTTGTATTTGCTGTTGCAGTAAAAGTAGTAGATGTTGCTGCGGTCACAGTATAGTATTTGCCATTCAGTGTAGCGTTACTTCCAGATGGGTTGAAAGTATTTCCTGATAAATATACAATTTGACCAACAATAAAAGTGTTTGATGCTGTAAAAACAACAGACTGACTATTTGCAACAACACTTATTTGTGTAATTGTTGCAGAAACTTTATCTACTATGTAACTACGAGAAATAATTTCTAGTCTTTCCATCTCAAAATCAAGTTCGGTTTTTGTTGCATAGTTTGAGTACGATGTTGCTAAAGTTATTGGCTTTGTTCCACAGCCAATTGCTATATGAGATGCATACTGAGTCGATTGTCCAACCAGATATTTGCCAACAAGATTTTTTCCAATATTTGTAATCATAATTCTCCTTATACTATTGTATCACCAATCGGTGTGCTTGTGCTTAAAATTTCTATCTCTACCTCTTCGTCATCCGACAAATTAATAAATTCAATACAGATAGAGTTTACACCACCCGAAACAAAGTATATATTTGAGCCATTTGTTCCATTTCCAACCAATGGTATTTTATCAGTTAAAACTATTTCAAATTTATTAAAATATATGAATTGACTGTTTGATGACCTAAATAATGATTGTGGCGTATAGTTGCTAATAATTGAATTCAGATTTGAAATATTTGAATTTGAAGTATTTACCAAAAAATTGTATGGCTGAGTATTTATTAATTCATTTCCAGAAATATCTTCAAAAAATAAACCAATTGCAAAGTCTGCATCAACCTTTTCTTCATCTATAAATAAGTTTGATGTTGCAATTTTAACAGCATCTCTAGTATCATATGTTCTTTTTAATTTTGTTGTTAATGGTTTTGCATTACCCATTATGATACCTCGCTTAAATAAAGTGTCATTCTGGGACCATCTGATGTTCTATTAAAAGATGTATGATAAACAACAAAGTTTTTAGTTGAAGGAATAATTTCAACTCCATCTTGTTCATAATCTATATTAACAATGTCTCCTAATTGAATCATTGGATTTGCAAAAATTGTAACACCAATACAGAGTTGTGGTTTCATTATTTTATCAACTATCCATTTCATCAAATTTGTTGCAACATCTAAACTTTGAATATACGTTCCTTTAATTGTAAAGTCATTTCTACCATAAAGATTTCTACTATTTTGAATATCTTTATACTGTGTGTTAAGTTCACCGTAACTATTTGAATCGCTATGTTTAGTAAAGTATTCGTCTACTGTTAGGTCGTGCTCTGATTGCTGTGTAAAACTTACTCCCTGAATTCTTAAATAATTTCCAGTAGTTTCATCTAGTGCTAAGGCAAAATCGGTAGCATTAAAAATTAAAAATTCTGCTCCATACGCTGTTGAGTTGTATCCAGAAATAACATAACCTTGATTATTGTTTAGTGTAGGAGATATTTTTGAATAAAGTGCAGGGTATGCTTTATCATAACGAACATTGAAATAAGCACATTCACGCATAATAGTTCCGAACTCTTCATATTTAATTCTATATTGTGCTGTACTGTTTGTTCCAAGTTCTTGCAAATATGTACTCAAGATTGATGGATTCATCAAATATTGTCTAAAATTATTGTCATCAAACTTTTGGTCATTGAACACAAAGGTTCTTTCCTTTATAGGTTTATTCGTATTAAAATTGTTTGATATCTCAAACATATTTTCAAACATAACATTTCCTCCGCCACGAACAAAAAGTGCTACATTGTTATAATTTGACGAAGTTGGAATTGCATCATTATCAACTACAGTAGCGACCAGTTTGTTATTTATATAAAGATTAAAAGTTTTTGATGTTTTAGAACCAGATACATCTTGAACTTGCTCAACTGCTAAATCATATACTGTTGAAGTTGCAGTTGACAAACTTTCTAAACCAGCAAACAAACCATCAT